ATTGGTCATCGTTGAGTATATAATACTAATCACAAGATTCGCAGCAGACTTACCTTCGGTATAGTAGTGCAAGAACTTCTCACAGGTACGCATCACAGCAGCATCTATTAGTGCTTGCTTCAGCTCATTGTTACCATCAGTCACAAAGGCTGATGCAGCTATCTCCTTACAACGCTGTAGTATAAAAATACCAAGCTCGTTTGTTAGGCTACCCTGCTGTACAGATATTATTGCTTCACGCTCAATCAGCGACTTGTCGTACCTCGGCATATTGGTCTTCTACTTTATTAAGTATAGTGATTATAATAGGCAGGTAATCAGACAGCTCCTGCGTGTTTATGCTAAGTTCAAATCCCAATCTAACCAATGTGACTGGCTCGTGGTTATATACCAATACGTCAATGACTCGGTATATATCAAGAATGAGATTTGCTTCTGCGTCTGTAAGGTCTTCGTAGTATTCTTCAAAAAGCATCTTAATAGGATGAGCGTAGTCGCTCTCCCTTTTCGGGGTCAAGCTCTACGATTAGTTCAATGTACTCTGCTTCACGCCTGTAGGCTTCAGCAACCTCTTCGTGTGTAGAGTCGGTACCTAAGTTTGCGAACAGTATAGCCATCTCATATAGGTAGAGGTCAATCCTGTTCTTAATTAATTTACACGTTTGATAATTTCTTTGGTTAATCATAACACTTAATTTTTACTTTGAAAGAATCTTTCGGTAGGTCCTTGTCAATGCGGATGTCAAGTCTTTTGTAATACTTGTTACCATCGTCTTTAACCACACCCATAGCAACGAGAGTATCCGAGAGAAATTTTGAAACAAGAATAACATTGTCAACATCGTGACGAGAATGATAGCGAATATGAATCTCATAGGTTTCACAAGTAAACGCATCATACTTCTCAAGTTCTTCTTTACAGAATTTAGAGTATTCATCTTTTTGTTTTTTACGAATTGCCCAATGCTTACCAGCATAATACTGATTTAAGCTTGGTGGTTTAGGTAGGTCAAGGTCTATCTCAAGCATACTCGGTTAGGTCTATGGTTGCCTTGTACCCATATCTTGATACAAGTATTTCGTGTAGTGGAGGTATCCAACCTTGGGCATTGTCATCCCCTGTAGCACCATTGCCAACTACCTTATAGTTAGCCATCTGTAGGTGCTGTAAGAACTGAACTCTATCAAACACAAAAGCGATATCTTTGTCACCCGTCTTCAGTATGTAGAAGTAGAAGTCAGCCTTAGACTTTAAGATTCCCGAGTCAGCATCTTTGGTAGTGCTTCTGAACTCAATGTAAAGGTTAGGTTGTTCGGGCTTGCCTCTTCGGGCAGCCCACATATAAGCCTTAGAATCATACTTAACCTCAATGGTTACAGTACGTCCTGCCTTCTTTCCTTTGACATCCCAATCGTAGAATAGTTTCTTTGGAGCCTCTTCAACCTCATATCCCTTGTCTTCAAGGTACTTCATAACAAGGTCTTGACCGTAGTCTCCAGAGATACTTGCTCTTACGAATGTGTTCCTACTCATTTCTTTTGTCTTAAGGCAACCTTCAGTAGTATCAAGTAACCGATTAAATCCTGGACTGTATCTTCAGTCTCATCTGTGATACCACGCATCTTGATTCGCATAAGCTTATCATCAATGCGACAGCATAGGTTATGAACTGCATCACCACCTGCAAAGATACCAGCAGGGTTAAGTGCTGAATCCCCATAGGCTTCGTTCTTTAGCAGTAGCAAATTCGTAACCGCCTCAGACTCTTGTAGTATTAAATCTCTTGTATCCATATTCTAATATACTTACCCATCTAATAAGTCTACCTCCAACTTATATATTTTTTTAACATTGTCCTTTTCAATCACTAACCTACCGCTTGAAGGGTTTAGGAATATGTATCCAAACCCAACCTCAATACCTGTGTAATCTGATATGTCAACCTTGAATATAGTATCGTTGATTGATAGGCTACCATTCGGCATAACCTCCACCTTCTTGGCGGAGGGTACATTGAACCGAAGGAATGCCCTAATCAGTTCAGCGAATGCTTTTCTTCTATCAAGAATTAGACTGTGGATAGGCGTACTGCTTTTCTCCTCTGCTGTCAAGTTCATAGTATCTGTTTTTCATTTTGTCATAATATAAAGTAACGGTCCCAAGCTTACCAACAATCTTTGGTTTAGCCTTGACAACTGTAATCTCCACTTGGTTAGGCTCGTAAGGTACACCATTACCATCCTCTAATCCGTAAGGGCAACGCCATACATTAACAACCATCATACCTTTACGGCTCCATTGCATACCACCTGCTATGTCATTCATCGTAGGCTTGTCAACATAGGGTACGCCATTCTTGTACTTGGCTTGTTGGTGTTTAGTGTGTACTGTTACAATGGTGTGGTAGTTCTTCTCTGCTGAGTGCTTACGCACTTTAGTGAGTACCTGTCCAATAGCAATATCATCACGCACACCTGCTGAAACATCTGTTCTAATCTCAGTGAATGGGTCAACCATACAACCATCAATAGTGATGAAGTTATCTTCTTCAATAGTCTCTACTGCTGTGTAGAATCCCTCAATGCTGAGGTCTTGTAGACCGCTATCAATTAAGTAGAAGTGTGAGTTGATAAACTCGATAGCCTTCTCTGTCTCCTCATCTGTAGCAGTGAGATGGTCATTGATTAGGAATGGCTTACGCAGATATACCCATAGTAGTTCTGCAAACACCTCAGTAGGTGAGCCTGTCTCGGGAGTATATACTGCCCACTTCCAACCGCTGAACTCTGATAGATTCATCATTAGTTCAAACCCGAACTGTGATTTACCTTGATGCGCCCCAGCATAGATGTATGTGGTGCTACCTTTCTTAACTGAATACTTGTCAAACAAGGAATCAAATCCTGTCCAAGCACCCTTCTTAACTCCTTCCTTGCGTAGTGTAGACAGTGAGTCTACTACGTCCTCTGCTTTGTAAATAATGTTTCTCATTGCTCTTGTTTTTTATTCTCCAAATTCCTTGCTGTAATCTTCCTCTTTATGTGAAAAGCTATTGCTTATTTCCTTACGATAGAACTCTTCTATGATATGGAAATCGTAAACGCTTTTACCTGTTGCTCCTACAAACGACATCATCTTTGCTATCATCTCGGGATTGCGATTGATATGGTCAAGAGACTTTGCTCTTGTAACAAACTGAAAGGGTCTGTCCTTTGTACCTTGATACATATTGGTGTATCCATTACCACGCTTCTTCTTCCAAGCAAGGCGTACACCAACATCATAAATCATTTGTCCTTCGTCACTCATATTTGTGTATTTAATTTATCTTGAGTCAAAGCATATAAATCTCCTCGCCCCAAATTTATTATGTTTTCTTTTTTCTTTAGGTCAGAGGCATATGCAAAACCCTTAAACTCATAGACTGGAAAAGTTCCAACCATAAGTGCGTACAAGTCTACTTCGTTGTTCTTCCATAGCGCACATATAAGTTTACCTGTTTTGTAAGATGTTGTTTTCACATCGGTCTTATATCCTTTGTATACACAATCTCCTTTGTCTGTGTTTTGATTAGTTACCTTAACTTCTAAGTCGGGATATAAATTATATATTTTACAGAAAGCTATCTCTCCAGCTATACCTTCAAGGTCTACAAATTCATTTGACTGTTCTCCTTTTTTAGCATCAACGGTTCCTTTATCTCTGTTTACTTGATACCTACGCTTTGCAATATATCTTGCAAGTCTTTGTTCTGAATCGTTTAAAACTACCTCCATCACATCTTTATTAATCGTAACCTTCTCTGATACTTACGGATGAGTAGTGCTGAGTTGGTCAGTTGTTTCTGTATGTCTTCACTCCATCCAAATCTACTGGCGTGTAGTGTTATGTTTACTTGGTCTATCATTAACATCTCCAAGTATTTCTGTATCTCTCTTATGTGCTTTCTCTTTCTTATCATTGCTCATCCATTTATAAATTAGGTAGCCGTTCCAAGCTAATACTATAAAACATCCTACAACATCTTCAAGTGTCATCTCTCTTGGTGTTAAAGTAATAGGGGGGCCGAAGCCCCCCATCACTATTTAGAATGGCATATCATCGCCATCATTCACAGCTTGTGCCTTCGGCTTACCTGTGTACTCTCCTTGTAGCTGGATGTACTTACCGCCATCACGCTTGTCCTTAATCTCAAGGTTGACCCAGCCCTTTTCATTCTTGCTGTTAGTCAATACCTCAAAGTCCTGTGGACCTAAAGCTACCTTTACAATTTCACCGAACTTAGTGGTGATTACACTTGTCTTTCCAACGAATACTTTGTCGTTTGCCATCTTGATTTTTGTTTAGTTACTTGTTAATAGTTCTTTTAAATGCTCGTACCTTTCCTCCATTGCGCTGACCTTACCAGCCATCTCATTGAGTCTGTTTACGTTTACTTCATTTGAATGCTCATAGCCTTCAACAAATGCTTTGACTTTCTTGTACTTGATTAGGTACTTTTTGTCAGCCATTCGGTTATCGTGTGAGCCGATATATACCGATACCCCTTTATGGTCAATGCTCAATAGCCTCGCTATCTCACGAACACCATAACCATAATCATTGAACACAGCACAGGCAATGCCCTTAGCTAATGCTACTTCTTTCTTCTTACTGTTAGACATAATGTCTGATATAGCTACACCACTTATGGTGCTTGTACCCGAGATGATAACATTCTCAAGGCTACTATATGACATCAATGTCTGCGCTGTATGGTTTAAATTCTCCATTGATAAATAATCTTTCGTAAAGGTTAATTGATTCTTCTAACTCTTGCTCACCTCTTGCAAGGAAAGCATCACCTGCTTCGTATATACCCACCTCGTAAGGGAACTCTTTCTGTACAACTAAGAAGTAGAACTTATCTACATTGAAGATAGTCTTGTACAAGTATGCTTGTTGTGCATAGTTGAAGAAAGCGTTACGCTTAAACTTGTGCATTGGGTCACGAGTGGTTTTCAAATCCACAAGGTAGTTGTCTACACCATTCCAAGCTAAGGCATCAGCCTTACCCTTGACCTTCACGACATTGCCTTGAGCAGTATGGTAGTCCATCACTCCTGGTACTTCGGGAGTAAACTCAAGACCCATAATCTCCTTGACAGCATCAACCTTCATCAGCTTGTCATACATACCTTCAACAAGGTGGAAGTCATTCTTGGTTAGTGCAATGGTCTGTGGATTCTCAGCACGGAACTCCTTATAGTCGTTACCTCTGCGCTGACCTTCCCAACCAATGTAGTTTACCTTGTCCTCCAAGAACCTTGCGTGCAACGCACGACCTACATCAAACGCTGAGGTATTAGGCTGTGACCATTTACCTTTGTGCCATAGGTTAAACTTGGTAGGGGATTCTTTCATTAGCTTGAGGGAACTATTGGACAGGTATTCCCTGTCCGCATAGTACACCTCATCATCGTTAAACCTTTCAATTACTGACATTGATTCCCATATGTTGAAGAGTGTAATCTACTAAATCGTCAACCTCCAACTCCGTAGGAGTGTCGGTTTCCAATCCCGATAGTAAATCTATCAAGTGGATTGAATAGCTTTGTAGAAACTCTAGTTCATAATCACATACTTGAAAGAGTATATCAACAAACTCTTCCTTTCTGTCTTTAGCAACTTCAGAGATAAGAGCGGCAGCGAATGTAGTCACTGTCTCTCTCATCTTAAAGTCTTCTAAACTCTCAGACCAATCAAGCACTGAGAATTGCTTTACGCTGTGCTGCTGTAATCTTGTACTTGCCTAGCGCGGTCTCTACTGCATCGCGCTTACCATCTTTGACAGCCGCAATCATCTTGGCTTTGATGTCATCTGTAAGCGGTAGTAATGCAGGTACTGACTTTGCAGGAGCAGAACCCTTGCCGTGGTCATTGGTAGCATCGGGGTCTTTGGTATCATCAATAAGGAACATACCATTGAGTGCATACTTACGAGCGTAAGATGAACTTGCTCCAAAGCACTGTGCGATATCCATACCCTTACGATTAGGGTCAATACCTGCTTGTGCCGTTACTACTCTGTCTACCTCTCCATCGGACACCACAACCATAGACTCAATGTAAGGGATACCTGCTACCTCAGCTACTGAATCTGAGATTTGCATAGTCAAACCATTGGTTGCAAGTAAAGGCTTTACTGCTTCCAAGATATCCTCAGCACTGCGGTAGTTGTAGTTACCGAACTTGTTACGCTGTCCCTTCGGAGCTTTGAGTTCCGACTGAACTTTGATTAGGGATTTGTTTAAATTGCTCATATAAAATTGAATTGATTACTACTAAATTACACCAATATATTAATTACTGACGTAAACATTGTTAATTTTTTTCAGCACCATCCTCAGTACATCCTTCTTGTTCTTCCTATCAAGCATTGAGTTGAGCAGTAGGTCGCTGATTGTATCAGCTACCTCATCCTTAGTCTCGTTGCTGTTAGGCATAACCTCATCAAAGATTAATGCCCACTTGTTTATCTCATCCACATACTGAACATCACGATAATGCATAGCG